ATTTTAAACAGAACTGAACTTGATGACTTGTTATCAATACAATATGGAAAATTCATACTAAATAAATAAAAACCCTGCGTAATGGCAATACAGAGATCAAGTAGAGCATTAGGTAGTCCTAATACCATCCCAACTACTTTAGAAGTAAACGATGAGACGGGTGAAGCTTCTTTGTATGTAAATAACGGGATTAGGGGCAGAACTTTACTCGCAACCGCAGATAATATTGGTGACGAATGGGATCTAAAAAATCAATTTCGTAGAAGGTGGAATGCTGAAAATGATCTTAACTTAAGTAGAGCAGAATTTTCAGATTTATTCAATACTGATATATCAAAAACACTTAATAATGATAAAGCATTTCTTATAAACACACACGCATCTAATGATCTCAGAGCAGTTTTAAATGATGCGGGAGTTCCTGGAATAAAGGATCCCTCTGATGGAACAACTCCTGGAGACACCACAGGCACTCCATCAAGAGCAGAAACAGGCACTGATGAAGGAGGAGGAGGAGATACTAATGGAACATCTAGTAGTGCAGCAGCTGATGGAACTGGAAGTGGATACGGATCAAATACCTCATCTCTTACTAATATAACAATTGATGGTGTAGAAGGACAAGGGATGCCTAGTGGGCAATTAAGATATCCCTCCGATATGTCCAGTACAATGAACAAACTTCAGATTAATATTCTGGAGTATAGTCCCAAAGGAGTTAGTTCTGGTAATGATCTTAATATAAACGAAAGACAAAAAGGTAAAAGTTTAGTAACAATTTTCTTACCTATTCCAGGCGGTATTCAAGATCAAAATCAAGTATCTTGGAGTAAAGGTGATATGAATGCTTTACAACAAGCAGCTGCCGAATTTGCTGTCTCTTTTATTGAAGGTGGTCCTGACACTGCAGGAGCTAAAGCAGAAGAAATTGCGAAAAGGATTGGTTCAAGTTATAAAGAAGGGCAAACAGCAGTCGCAAATATTCTTGCCGGTGGTGCAGCAGGTATTGGCGCACAATTATTACAAAGAACTCAGGGTGCTATTATCAATCCAAACGCTGAACTTCTTTTCCAAGGTCCTACAATGAGACAATTTGGTTTTAGTTATAATATGAGTGCAAGAAATAAGACAGAAGCAGATCACATTACCTTAATAATCAGAGCACTAAAACAAGGAATGTCAGTTCGTAGAAGCACTAAAGGATTATTTTTATTATCCCCCAATTTATTTGAACTTAAATATCTTTCTGCTGATGGTGTTTCAAACCCATACTTAAATAAATTTAAATTATGTGCAATGACTGGATTGTCTGTAAATTATACACCAAACCAAACCTACATGGCATTACCAAATGATATGCCAGTATCTTATCAAGTTGATATGCAATTCTCAGAACTTGAACCAATCTTTAATGATGATTACAATAGTGATTTCTCTATAGGTTACTAAAAATGTCAAACTATTTCAGAAGACTACCAAATTTAGAATACGTCAGTAGATTAAAAGATTCTAAAATATCTGACTACATTGTTGTAAAAAATCTTTTTAAGAAAGGAATTCTTAGAGAAGACATCTATCAAAACATTTCTACATTTGAAAAGTATAAAATTATTGGAGATGATAGACCAGATAACGTAGCGAAAAAAATATATAATGATCCAACATTAGACTGGTTAGTATTAGTATCAAATAATATTATTAATATTCAGTCTGAATGGCCACTGAAACAGTTAGATTTTGATGAGTATCTATTATCAAAATATGAAACATATGAAAATTTGCATGGAGGAATTCATCATTATGAAACAAAAGAGATAGTAGATAATGGCGTAGTTATCATGCCAAAAGGTCTTTGGGTCGATGAAAAATATGAGTTTGAATTTAAAAATTCTTTAGGAGTTATTGAAAAAAGAAGACCAGGATTACCAATAACAAATTATGAATATGAATCAGAATTAGAGGATGCAAAAAGAAGTATAAATGTTCTTAAACCAAAGTATGTCAGTCTAGTTATTGACGATCTTAATGGTATTATGGAATATAAAAAAGGTTCTACTCAATATGTGAATAGAACCTTAAAAAGAGGAGATAATATTAAACTTTATAATTGATCACTCTTCAGCAAGACGTTGGAAGTATGAAAGTGCATCATCTTCATCACTATCGTTAGATGCAGATGATCTAGAACTAAGATTGTTTAGTTCAGACTGGAGATCTTGAGGCAGTTCAGATTTGGGAGGTTGACTTTTCTCAAAACTAGGTGAGAAAGAACCACGACCCTCACTCTCATCCTCCAGTTCTTCATCATAGCGAGCAGGTGCTTGCTTCTGACCTAGAACCATCTTCAAACGCTTCTCCAGTTGCTCATAGGACTTGAACTGGTCAGCAGCAGTCAAAGCAGTCAGTGAATACTGCTTCTTCCAGAGTGCTTCCAGGGCATCATCGTCATCAAGCAAAGGTCCAACACGGTCGAACTCAGAACTATCATAGTTCCAATATCCAGCAACCTTCTTCAACTTCAGTTTAAAGTTAGCACCCTGCCAGAAATCAAAAGGATTGATAGGAGTTTCATCCTCAAACTCAGGTTGCATTGCTTCCATGATCTTATCAAAGATCTTCTTACCAAACTTATACAGGAAGACTTGACCTTCATTTTGAGGATTTGCTTTGTCCTGCACAACATAGATGTTGGCATAGTAGGACAGTTTACGCTTCTGCTTACGAACAGTATCTTTATCTGCTTCGTTGCCACTGTTCCACAGTTCGCGGTTGTACTCAGAAACAGGATCCTTACCACCAGTAGTAGTCAGGGAGTTCTCAATATACCAACCACCAGGACCTTGGAAGGCGTGAGAGTACATCTTTGCCCAAGGGAGTTCTTCTCCTTCAGGAGCAGGCAGGAAACGGATAACAGCGTAACCGTTACCGGTCTTATCCATTTCAGGTTTCCAGAGACGGTCATCTCCGCCGCCACCAGTATTGTTCATCTTCTCAACTTCCTTAACCAGTTTAGAGGTTAGAGAACCAAGAGAGGATTGCTTTTTAAGATTTGCGAAAGACATAGGATTAGTTAGATTAGTTAGATTTGGCTTTTGTGGACTTCGTTATCATACAGACTTTAATCTGTAGTGTCAATCTGATTTTTCATAATATCAATCATCTTAGACATATTACCAAAGATGACATTCATATCAACATCAGGAGGGAGACCCATTGCATTAGCAGATTCAAGGATACGATCCTTCATTTCTTTTGCTTCTGGATCATCAGACAAACTCAAACGAGTATACAAAACTTTTTGTTTGTCAAGGAGTTTCTCAAGCATTTTGACATGCTCAAGTTTTTTTTCCTTATTCATAGCAGCAAATGTGAAGACATTTAGATAAACATCTTCCTGTAACTCCTGTATTTCAGTCATCTCTGCACGGACAACTTCTGAGTCAAAGAAACTCATTCGCTCTCTACTACCTCAGTTTCACTCACTGTAGCATCATCTTCTTTCTTACTGTCTTCGATCTGTGTCAGTGCATCAAGTGCTCCGATGACCTTAAAGTAAGTTGTTTTGAGCGTTTCCATTTGCTCTTCAAGTTGCTTTTTCTGCTCGGTCAAATTAGTAATGACTTCAGAATTTTCAAGTGCCATATTAAACTCCAATTAATTGTTGAGGACTAGTTGTTTAAGTAACTTTCGATAACGAAGTACTTCAATATTTAGAAAGGGTGAGTATTTTTTAATTTTTAAACTTACGGTTTCCCACACAGGGTCTGTAAGTCTTTTATCAAAATCCTTTCTATACCCCAGTATTCTATCACAGATTACTAGGGTTTCAATTGAAATGTCACCACTCAAATAACTTTTAAGTATTGGTGGATGACCTATTCCAGTGAAGATAGTATCTATTTTTTGATTAGATAAAAGAGAACCCATCTCTTCCTTAAAAACATAGGATAGTGATTGAGTTCTTTTTTTCCAAGCAGTATATCTACCTTCACCTTCTCTCATCATCTCTCCGATCCATAGTTTACTGGGATCAGTGCAAGTGATAAAGTTTGATACAAAGAATTCAATTACTTCTTTGTCATCTTTATTTCTAGATAGTTTCTCAAACCAGAACCTATCTTTTCT